TTTACCTATCGCGGCACGCCGTCAGATTCATGGGTCAAAAAATTTTTTAAGCAACAGGGTATAGAGTTTGCACATGTGGGGAACACGGCCCACGTACCAAAGAAAGAATTAAGATGCCACAAACTATGGCCAGAGTTTTGTAGAGGAACACCAATGCCACTAAAACAGATAAAAGATTTTTGGCAATACATAGGAAGCAAGGTAATAGTTCATGGCAGAGGCGAAGAAAGTTTTGATGAGTGGGTAGATAGAGAATACACAATAGACTACATGATATATCATAAGTATTTAAAAGAAGGGACAGGAAAAGAAAGAGATTTTGCACTGATAAGAAAGAAGACAGACCCTGATAGATTAATCTACATTAGAAAGATTCTAAACAAGGGATACGATGATGGAGAAGTAAGAGTAAAATACGCAAACATACATACCGTAAAAGGTCTGACGTTTGACAATGTCATTGTTGATTTAACAGCAACGAGACAAGAGGATTACTTTACACAGTTAAGATTAAAATATGTTGCATACAGCAGAGGTAAGTTTGATTGTTGGACTGTAGCATCACAAGGTAAATATACGTTAGGAGTAAGATGAAAAAGAAAAATGTTTGGGACAAGCAGCACGGCGGAAGTCACTATCAAAAGTATAAAATTCAGCCAAGCAAGTTTGTTGTTGAGAATGAGTTGTTATATCCAGAAGGGTGTGCTATAAAATATATAATAAGACATAGGGACAAAGGGAAGAAACAAGATTTATTGAAAGCGATACATTTTATAGAGATGATTATAGAAAGGGATTATAATGTGTAATACACCAGAGGATTTAGATCTAAATGGTATTAATACAGTTGCGATAGATATAGAAACATATGATCCTAATCTTAAAACAAAAGGGTCAGGTGCAATACGTAAAGATGGTTTTGTATGTGGCATCGCAGTTGCAACAGAAAATGATATTGCATATTTTCCTTTACGTCATTCTGACACTGACATAGCTTTTGATAGAATAGATAAGATATGGCAGGTGTTAAACGAAAAGATTTTTCAAAACGAAAACATCACAAAAGTATTTCACAATGCAATGTATGATGTCTGTTGGATAAGAGCAGTGACAGGTATGATGATCAAAGGTAGGATTGTTGATACCATGATAGCTGCATCTGTTATTGATGAGAACAGATTTAAATATTCACTCGATGCATTATCAAAAGATTATCTTAACGAGGAGAAATACAAATACGACCTGCAACAGAAAACATTAGAATGGTCTGGTGGCACAGTAAAAGATCCTATGACTAACATGCATAAACTGCCAGCATCTATTGTAAAAGAGTATGCGAAGCAGGATGTAAACTTAACTTACAAGTTATGGAAATTATTTGATAAAAAAATTGACGAAGTATTATACACTAAAGATGATGGAGAGCAAAAAACTTGTAGACAAATATTTGAATTAGAAACAAAATTATTTTTATGTTTGGTTGACATGAAATTCAAAGGAGTTAAAATAGATGTCGCAAAAGCTATCCTGTTTGGCAGACATCTTAAAAAACGTAGAGATCAGATTATAAAAGCAATAGAAAGTATCACCACAATAAAAGTTGATATCTGGGCTGCAGCATCAATCAAAAAATTATTAGATCATCTCTGCATAAAAGATTACAAAGTTACACCAAAATCCAAGATGCCTCAATTGCCTAAAGATTATTTAAGAACTCACAATAATAAATGTCTGCGTATGATTGCAAAGGCGAGGGAGTATGACAAAGCAGTCAATACTTTTATAGATGGATTACTAGAATACGTGCATGAGGATAGAATTCATGCAGATATAAATCAGATAAGATCAGATACAGGTGGTACAGTCACCGGCAGATTTAGTATGTCTAATCCAAACCTGCAACAGATACCAGCCAAAGGTTATATCGGTCAGAAGATGAGAGAGCTATTTATACCAGAAGATAATTGTGAATGGGGTAGTTTTGATTACTCACAACAAGAACCACGTATTGTGGTGCACTATGCGATTAAATTAGGCCTGCCGGGCACAGAGAACCTTCAAAACGAATTTGACAGGGATGATGCAGATTTCCATCAGATCGTTGCTGACATGGCTAATATCTCCAGGAAACAGGCAAAAACAATTAACCTAGGTCTATTCTATGGTATGGGTAGGGTAAAATTACAGAGAGAGTTAGGTTTAGATCAGCAACAAGCTAAAGAATTATTTAACGAGTATCATAGAAGAGTGCCTTTTGTAAAACAATTATCCCAGGAGTTGATAGCATTTTCAAAAGAGAATAAATTATTATTTACACTACATGATAGATTCTGCAGGTTTGACAGATGGGAGACAACAAACAAAGAATGGAATCCTGAAACAAATAGATTTAACGAGGTGCCATTATACACAAAAGAACAAGCCATGGAAGCGTTTAAAGCAGAGATGTTAGACAAATACAAAGAGAACAAGATAGATGCAAACTACATGGATTATTTTGAAAGATATTATACACCTGCGTTTACCTACAAGGCTTTGAATAGATTGATACAAGGATCGGCTGCAGATATGACAAAGAAGGCCATGGTGGATCTACATCAAAGGGGTATAATACCACACATACAAATACACGATGAATTATGTATATCTGTTACCGGTCAGTACATGAGTAACATAATTCAAAGTACAATGGAACAAGCGATACCTCTTGAGGTCAAGAACAAAGTTGACTTTGAATCTGGACCAAATTGGGGTAGTATTAAATGAGGAAAAATTATGGCTTACTTAAATGCAAACATACCACCTATCTACGCACAAATAAGAAGGGAATATTTATATGACTTACAAAAACATCATGGAGAAGTTGAAGACTGTATTATCTTCGGCATATCGGCTCTTACAGGAAGGAGCATACTATGGCATGCTATTATGGAAAACGGTGCAATATTTTATCGCTTACCTATTAGCGCGTTTATTCAGAAGGGATTTGAGCCATCCGGAGTGCCCACAAGACGACTTGATGAACTACAGCTCTGGAATTGTTTTTCTTATTATCCTTCTGTCCATTCTTGGGATGTTTTAGAATCACAGGCTGGTAAGTATATCGGAAAAGATAAGAAATGGCATTCAGGAAAATATTTATTTACTATTGACTTTGCTCACCCAGAAGCTAACATACTAGACACTGATCATTCGGAGATCCCGCACGAGCACAAGTGCGCTCACATTATTGCCCTAGATGATGGCAATTTTGCAGCACAGCCAAACAATAGATGTATATGGGACATACCATCTTTTACAGTGAAAGATGAGACCCCTGATTGGAAAGTGCAGACATCCGAGTGGAACGTTGAAGATAGTAGGGCATGGCGGACAGAGGATACCGACAAGTTCTTCTATGAAATAGAGGAGAAAAAACATGATTAAAAAACTTTGGAAAAAAATC